CTTGAGAAAATTGCAGAATCAAATCCGTTATGGCTGGCCGATAACAGACCAGAGTGGATGGATTATAACAGGCCAGCGTGGATGGCTGATAACAGACCAGAGTTGATGGCTTATCACAGACCAGAGTGGATGGCCGATAACAGACCAGAGTGGATGGCCGATAACAGACCAGCGTGGATGGCTTATAGCAGACCAGAGTGGATGGCTGATAACAAACCAGAGTTGATGGCTTATAGCAGACCAGAGTGGATGGCCGAGAACAGACCAGCGTGGATGGCTGATAACAGACCAGAGTGGATGGCTGATAAAAGACCAGCGAGGATGGCTGATAAAAGACCAGAGTGGATGGCCGATAACAGACCAGAGTGGATGGATTATAACAGACCAGCGTGGATGGCCGATAACAGACCAGAGTGGATAGCTGATGACAGACCAGAGTGGATGTCCGATAACAGACCAGCGTGGATGGCTGATAACAGACCAGAGTGGATGGCTTATAGCAGACCAACGCGGATGGCCGAGAAAAGACCAGAGTGGCTGGCTGATAACAGACCAGCGTGGATGGCTTATAGCAGACCAGAGTGGATGGCTGATAACAGACCAGAGTTGATGGCTTATAGCAGACCAGCGTGGATGGCTTATAACAGACCAGAGTGGATGGCTGATAACAGACCAGCGTGGATGGCCGATAACAGACCAGAGTGGATGGCCGAGAACAGACCAGAGTGGATGGATAGGCGCAAAAACCAAGACGAAGTGCCTGAGAAAATCAAGAAAATCATTGGTCTATAAATCACAGACCAGAAAGGAATAACATGAGCACAATTGTCCATGTAAAAACAGAGCGTCAGTTTAAAAAACTGCTCTCAATGGTTGAGCCGTGTGAAAGATACAGGTATAATCCAAGTCATCTTAAGTGGGCGTTTGCGTCAGGGTTTCCCTACAGGGAGATTTCGGATGACGGAATTCACCTTTGCGGCAAGGGTATGTCTTCAGATGCAATTCCGGTTTGGGCGTACTGCCTCGCAAAGATGGGCAAAAACGCGAAAACAATTGTTACCGACAGAGCAAGGCTTCTCTCCGCGCTTCGATCTATCGGGGCAATGTCCTGCTACAGGCTCATCATGCGAAGCCGAAAGGACTTTGTTTCTCTGTCGTCAACCGAGCCAGGATTGTTTTCGTATTCGAGATCAGCAAGCGACAGGTTTAATGTCGCCAGAAGGGTGAAGACATCATTTCAAAAAATAATGAGAAGGCTTGGCTCCGAAGAACCCGACCATGTGCTATCTGATGTTGCAGCGAAGCTGTTTCCTCTTCTGTCTGAGAACAATGCGGTCAGGCTTATCACGGGCGGGGAAATCGGAGATTTCTACTACAAACACCGCCTCCTGCTCAAGTCCTGTATGACGGAACGAGGTGCAGTTGAGATGTACGAGATCAACCCGGACGTGTGCAGTCTGGCTGTTATCACGAAGGAAAAAGACGGAGCCGTCACAGGCGCAGCACGGTGCATGGTTTTTAAATCGCAAAGCGGGAAGCTGTACCATTCCAGAGTGTACTACACACACCCTGAGTTTTCAGAGGCTATCCTGTCGTACATGAACAAAAACGGGATCGATGCCGCGTATGAACGCAGTCCCTGCGATACCGTTTTAATGAAGGTTCCAGATAGCGGAGAGGTTCCATACATGGACGTTTTCTTTTACACAGACGACGCCCCAGATCCGGGAGCAACCTGCGAATGGAAGAGCAGCCCTGGGGATTACACTGCACGATGCATAGACGGAACTGTCGATGGATACGATAGACCCCGATGCGATTATTGCGGCGAAACATGCTACGACACAACGTATGTTCGCGGGTTGGGAGATGTATGCGACGAGTGTGTTAGCGAACAAACTTTCGTTTGCGACAGATGCTACGACCGCCGCTCAAACGACCGCATGTACACGGTTTCTTATCATGGACAGGAACTCCAGGTTTGCGAAAGTTGCCAAAACTGGTACATCGAACAGATTGCAAAAGAGAAAGAAGCCGAAGAAAAATCAGAAGAAGGAGCGTGGTGTGAAGCTGTTTGAGCGAAAGAAAAAAAACGTCAGGGCGAACGCGCCCGCAGGGTCTGCCGCTTTCTTGATCGGCCTTCCGGTCTGCATTCCGCTGATCCAGAGAAGATGTATGCAGTCAACCAAAGCCTTGTTCAAATCGCTTGTCAATGAGCTTGGGTTTTCGGAGCACTACAACCAGAAAAAAGATCACACGTATTGCTATCTTGACAGGGGAAACAAAGTTCTTGTGGTTGCTCACGCCGACTCGGTTCAGTCGGCCCGATTCTTCACACGAGAGGGGAATCTTGTTTTCTCGCCAAGCCTTGACGACCGGCTTGGCGTAGCCGTTGCGGTTGACCTCCTGCCTCTTCTCGGAATCGACTGCGACGTTCTCATTACGGATGAGGAAGAGTTTGGAAATTCGTCGGCCTCTTCGTTTGTTCCAAGTCACGATTACAACTGGATTGCTGAGTTCGACAGGGGCGGCGGCGGCGTTGTCACGTATTCATACGACAACCAAGCGTGGGAGGCAGCGCTAATGGGGGCCGGCTTCACGATTGAGATGGGGTTATACTCCGACATCTGTGAAATGGAGGGCCTTGGAATCAGCGCCGTGAACATAGGAATCGGATACGAACAGTATCACTCGATCAACTCGTTCGCAGACCTGTCCACCATGGATGCGAATCTAAAGAGATTTGTGAAGTTTCATTCGAAATACGCTGGCAAAAAGTTCGCGCACGAAGAGCGCAGAGCGTATCGTTATCCAGAAAACGATCTCGGTCGGTTCGATGCACACCGTCGCGTAGAAGCTTTTCACAGACGATGCACAAAAGAAAAGAGCCTGAACAGGCGGCTCATGTGCGAAAACTGCGGAGACGTTTTCTGGGAGGAAGACGTGTATGTAAACCGGGAGGTGGTCATGTGCCCGACATGCTTTGAGGCTCTCTATACGGATGACGCAGCAGCCACCTACGAGTTCTTTGCAAGATCGTTCAGCGAAAAAAGACGGACCGATGTGGATGTTTGCGGGTGGAATTAACAGCGGTCTATAGATCATAGACCAGAAAGAAAAAGGAAAGCTAAATGGAAAACAAAGAACAGAGAGAATTCGAGGCGAAGGTCGTTGCAACCACCAAGGCGCTTATGCGTGCAGCTGACCAAAACGAAGAAGGGCCCGTGTTGCTTGCCGCACACACAGCTATCGCCAAAGCTCTGGTAGTAGAAAGCTCCAGAGTTGAGGTTGTAATTTCGATGGCCGGGGTGTTTATTAACATGGCCCTGTCAATGTCAAAGTCTCTTGGAGTGGAGCCGGGAGAGTTTGGGAAAATGTTTACAGAGTACACGGGAGTGGATGTTGTTGTCTTTGACAGACGCGGACAGACACAGAACAACAATACAAGAGAGGATGCGTAATATGGCACACGGAATAACAGAAATCGACAGGGGTTTTGTTCAAGGAGACTCGACGTGGCACAAGCTTCCACAATATATAGTAATTCCGGACAGAAGCATTACGATCAAGGAGTGTGTTGAGGTTGCAGACTATGCAATCGAGACAAAGCCTCTGTTTTGGCAGGACGACGCCGGCGAGTTTCGTTCATCGGACGGAGCGCACTGCATTGTCCGGCCTGACCACAAGAGGGTTCTCGTTCCAGCCGTTGGGAACCGGTTCTTTGCTGACACAAACGTCCACATGGTAAACAGGCTGAGCGAAACGCTTCTTGCCGCCTACCCAGACCTTAAGATTGAGTCTGCCGGAACGCTGTTTGGCGGCGCTACATTCTTCCTGAACCTTCGCGTCGGAGAGTTCAGGGTTAAGGGCGACAAATCCGCAACGCTTACAAACCTCATGTTTACAAACCCTCTTGGGCGCGGACAGTATATTGCCTGCGCACACAACACGCGAATTGTGTGCAACAATACGGAGCAGATTGCTGAATCTCAGGGGCTCATTAACAATGCACTCAAGAAGTTTCGCCACACATCAGGAGCAAAGAGCAAAATTCAGGACTACCTGTTTGAGCTTGCAGACCTCAAGCTTCAATTGAAACAGCGAGAGCTTTTGCTGGACGCCCTTGCCGGATGTGCCGTATCGGTGGAACAGGTTGACAAATTTCTCGACACGTTCTTTTCGCTGCCGGAAGATGACGGGCGCAGCCTGACAATGGCGAAGAACGGGCGCGAAGCGTTCACGGGAATATTCGACGGAACGCAGACGCACACGATGGACAACCCTCACACAAAGTATGGATTGTATATGGCATACACGGACTGGGTTGACCACGAGAAGAGAACACGCGGGTCTGATTTGGCGGCGACAATGTTTGACGGGATAACCGGAACAAGGGCGGCGTCAAAACAGGATGCCCTTGATTATATCACGGTGATGTAATGATAAAGAAAACAAAAGACGGCTACGTGTTTGACGGAGTTCCGTCGAGCCAGCAGGCAGACATCTTGCGAAAGGCTGGATTCAGGTGCGGGAGAAGGGGGTATTACACAACCGACGCGGCTTGTGTTACCCGCTCCATGGCAATCGTTTCCATGTGCTCGCCGCAACTTCAATGCGAGATGTCTGCGCTTAGGGAAAACATGATCAATATGCTTTCCCTTTCGTCGTCGGCAGAGGCGACAGATCTTCCCGTTTACCCGGACGGAGACCTGTCGCTTCTGCCGTATCAAACGTCAGGCATTGCGTACATGCTTAAAGCCGGACGCTGTCTCAACGCGGATGACATGGGGCTGGGGAAGACGATACAGGGGGCGATGTGCATCAAAACGCTGTTCGCTCAGAGAAAGGCAAGCACCGCCCTCGTCGTGTGCCCTGCCTCGTTAAAAATAAACTGGCAACGGGAGCTGAAAACGTGGGCCGGCATTGACGCGCATATCGTTTCGTCGAAGAACGCTCCGGCACGCTGTCAGGTTGCAATCATAAACTACGACATCCTCAAGAAACAGTCCGCGTGGCTTGCCGCAAGACGATGGGATGTTCTTGTTTGTGACGAAAGCCACTACATAAAGTCTCTTGGCGCCGGAAGAACAAAAGAGATTGCAAAGATACCGTCCGAATATTTCTTCGCACTGTCCGGAACTCCGATGCCGAACAATCCGTCAGAAATGTTTCCGGTGCTTAACAAGATGCGGCCGGATATGTTTCCTGACAAGTGGCGGTTCGTTAATGATTACTGCTACATTATTAAAGAGTTTGGTCACATGAAGATTGTTGGCGGAAAGAATCTTGATAGGCTGAAAAATAAGTTACGCGCAACCTGCATGGTGCGAAGAAAAAAGACAGACGTTCTAAAAGACCTGCCTCCAAAGCGAAGACAGATTATAGAGATTGAGAACTCACTGGAATCGCTTACAAAAAAAGAAATCGATGCGTACGATAATCAAGAGCGCCTTCGAAAGCAGATGAAGGAGTTAAAGAAACAATGCGACGAAACAAAAAACAACGAGGGGCACCGTGTTTCACTTGAGGCATTCGCGGCAAAGACAGAGGAGTTTCGTGTCGCATACGGAAAGCTTTCTTCCGCTCGCAAAGAGCTTGCAATTAAAAAAGTTCCGGCGTGCATCGAACATATTGCATCCGTTCTGGAATCAGAAGAAAAGCTGGTTGTGTTTACATATCACAAGGAGCCGGCCTATTTGATGCAGAAGAATCTAAGCACAATGGGTGTTTCGTCTGTGTGTATAACGGGGGAAACGCAGGCCAGAGAGAGACAGGAATCCGTTGATTCGTTTGTAAAGGGAGACGCCAGAGTAATTATCGGAACGTATGGCGCGATGGGCACAGGGCTTACGCTGATTGTAGCATCAACCTGTATTATGACAGAACTTGACTGGGTTCCTGCGGTGCTAGACCAAGCAGAGGATAGGCTTGTCAGGATCGGCCAGCGGTGCTCTGTGCTAATTCAATACCTTGTACTCGATGGAAGTTTGGATGGAAAAATGATAAGGAAGTTATGCGTAAAAGGAAGACTAATAGAGCAGGTGATGGGGTGAGTGACAAAGTAAAACGGTACGACGATCTCGATAGAACAAAGGCTGCGTCAATAAGAAACCTGTCGTCTCAAGAACTCGGAGAGGCGATTATTTCTGTATGCGGATCGGACGAACAGCTCGAAAGCAAGATCGCTGCGCTTCTGTGGTGGGAGCGTCCAAGTTCAACAAGAGATAGCTCTGACTGCCTATACGTAATGTACAAAAGGCTCAGGCTTGATCACAACATAAGCAGCAAAAAAATATTCGACGCTCTTGTTTCCGTCGGTGCGCCAAAGACGATGGCAAGAGTAAAGATGTCAACGAATAACTAAATCGAAGGAGATGTGATGACTACGAAAGAATGGTTTTCCTTTCTTCCAGATGGTGTAAGAGAGAGGGCGATTAACAACTCGCTGTGGGGCACAGACTGGGAGGCCGCCTCTATCGGCAGCGCTCTTCTTGTGTCGTTTGATTGGCCAGACACTCCTGAAGGATATGACTTCTGGTGGACAATATACGACATTTGTTCCTCTGGAAGCGATGATGTGTTTGAAAAAATTGCAGAGTTTTATGGGTCAAGAAAATGCACGGAGGATCTAGTATGGAGACAGGCGGCACAATAAAAATATATCAGGTATTAAATTGGGACACGTTTTTCGAGGGCGCAAAGTCGAGAACATATAAAAACAAGTCATCCTGCAACATGCCAACGAAACACGGACTAGGTTTTACGAGATTAATTAAGGGGAAAAACGGGCCTGCGCTATTCGGTGCGTGGTGCGCGCTGATTCAAGTGCTGTCGAGGCACTCATCTCCCCGCCAAGGATACTGCACGGATACTGGACGGATACAAGACCGACCGTACAGCTGCTCAGATTTGGAGTTGCTGACGAACATCCCGGAATCTCTGTTCATGGAAATGTTTGAGGCAACGCAAGCCATTGGCTGGGTGCAACTTGTGGACGCAGGGATACCACGCGGACACCATAAGGATATTTTGGTTCCTCTTAACTCTAACTCTAACTCAAACTCAAACTCAAACTCATGCGCTCCGGCTTCGCCTCCGCATGGGGCTGATGAATTGGAAATTCCGACTCGAAGAGAAAAAACCAAGGTGCAACTTTTGGGAGTTCCGCGACCGCCCGGCGAGGATGCCCCGAAATCGAGCGCATTTGCCCCGCCAAGCGTCGAAGAGGTACGAGCCTATACGGAGGGCCGCTTTAATGCCGGACGCCCCAGAATCGACGCGGAGGCCTTTGTCGCGTTTTACTCATCAAAGGGGTGGCTTGTTGGAAAAAACAAGATGAAGGACTGGAAATCGGCTGTTGTAACGTGGGAGTGTAAGGCTTTAGAAAATGCTCCACAGAAACATAAAATAAAAACAACAACAGGGCATATTACAAAAGAACAGTTTGAGGCTATGGAAAAGCGGAGAGCAAGCACGATAGGTAATATTATTAATAAAAAAGGAGGGTGATTATGCATAAGGGAACTGTCGATGTTTTAAGGGTGAAGACGAGATGCGATAGATGCGGATCGGAAATCATATCTGACGGGAACACGAAGGTTACGTGTTACTGCGGGCTGACGTATCGTGTCGAATCATCGGTGAAGATAACAACACAGGAGATCAGAGATGACACAACAGTTGTTAATCGGTGACGGGGATGCAATAGATGACGCCCTGTATCGAATCCCGGTAACAGAAAGCGAAGCCTCCTTGCTGTCGATTCTTATTCAGGAAGAAGCCTGCGTTGCCGCAGACTTTTATATCGAGCGGGGAAGAGAAACAACGCGAAGGCACGGAACAATAAAGAAAGACGGGTATAAGAGTTACGTGATCCGCCTAAACAAACCGTCCATCGGGGCTCTTCTCCACGAAATGGCGCACATAGGAAAAAATGGACTGCCGATTGACAACTGGAACCATACCGGAAAGTTTAAAAACCAGCTGAGGCATATGGTTGCCGCATACCATGCCGTAAAAGAACGAGGGCTGACGGGAGATGACCAATGACAGAAAGAAGACTTCCTCCGTATGATGAAGCCGCAGAGCGATCAACGCTTGGCGCAATGATTCTAAACCCGAACTTAGCGATAGATTTGTGCGTCGAGCTTGGGGTGACAAAGAACAGTTTCTATGTTCCAGCGTCGAGGGTGCTGTTCGATGCGCTTGTTTCAATGCAATCATTGGGAAAGGCAATCGACCTGCTAACGGTTGGCTCGTTTCTAAATGAGAACGGGATGCTTGATAAAGTCGGCGGGCACGTATATCTAGAGTCGCTTGTTGACTCGTGCATAACAACGGCACACGCGGAGCATTACGCGCAGATCGTTAAGAGCAAGGAGGTTGCGCGGGCTGTTATATGTCTTGGAGCGGAGCTTATCGATTCGGTGTATGCTTCACACAATCCAATAGACTCTGCCGCAGAGGCCGTCTCCGCGCTTGATGTGGTTATCAACGAGCGATCTAAAACAAAAACGGTTGACGATGTAAACGAAGAGATAGAGCGTTCGTGGGATGCAGGCGGAATTCCAAGCCACTTGGTTTCGTTTGGGCAGATGTTTAAGTATGAGGGAATGGTTGTGCTTGGGGCGTACCCGTCTGTCGGAAAAACCGCCAGCATGATATGCGAAACAGTCAACTGGTGCAAGGCCGGCCTCCATGTAGCCGCCGCATCGCTTGAAATGCCGGAGCCCAAAATCAGGGAGCGAATGGCCGGATCTGTGTGCGGAATAAACACAAGGCTTCTTTGTGATGACGAGTCGCTAAGCGGAGACTTGAGGCGAAGAGTCATTGCGCAACTCAGAGAGATGAAGGCATGGAAGCTGACGATCAACGACAGCTCAATGACGTGCGACAAATTTTGCGCATGGGCTCGCTCAATGAAAGCAAAAGGGGCCGATCTGATATGGCTTGATTATCTTCAGTTGTTTTCTGCAACGAGCGAAGAGTGGAGGATGCCCGTTGAACAAAGAATCTCAATGTGGTCGAACAAAATCAAATCCGTTCAAAAAGCAATAGGCATTCCGGTTGTTGTTCTGTCTCAGTTAAGCAGGCCGTTCAGCAGAGATACGTCATCCATGCCGCCGCCGCCAACGCTGTCGTCGCTTCGTTATTCGGGATCAATTGAGCAAGATGCCGACTCGGTTCTGCTGCTGTACAAAGACCCGGATAAGGAGCCGTCGTTTTTCTTAGAAAACAAAACGTGGCCAGAGTACATCGACATCGCGAAACAGCGCAACGGAGACACCGGAAGGATACGCGTTGAGTTCGAGAGAGAAACACAGCGCGTTAAGGATGCGATAGATGTTTTTGATACAGACAACAACAGGCTCGAAAAAGGAAAGGACTTCGAGTGGTAGCACACCCGGAGAGATCGTGTAGTAAATAAAATAGTAAACATATTGACGGCGCACCCGCGCTGTGGTTAGATAAAAAAACAAAGGAGGATCATATGGCAGAGAAGATTATCAGGACACCAAAGGGTGTCGCGAACTGGCCGTTTCTGACGAAACCGTACACACAGTTCAAGCCGGAGGGAGAGTATAAAGTTACGCTTGTTATGAAGGAGGACGGCGACGGAGTCGCTGAATTCATCAAGAAGTGCGACGCAGCAACAAAGCAGATCAAGGCGAAAAACAGCCCGTACACGTACGACAGGGACTCGGGAACATATAGCATGAAGCTCTCAAGCAGCTTCAAGCCGTCTCTGTTTGACTCCCACGGCGTACGCATCGCAGATGATATACACATCGGATCAGGATCTGTTATCATTTGTGCCGTTGAGCCAAAGCCGTACGAAGGATTCGGCGGAGGGATCAAGTTTTATCTCAAAGCCGTTCAGATTCTTGAGTATGTTGAATACAGCGGGGCTACGGCAGACGACTTCGGGTTCTCGGCAGAAGAAGAAGGGTTCTCTGTTGGATCGTTCGGAGACGGAAATCTTGGCGCAGCAAGTCCGATCACGGACACTGACGGCGGAGCGGAAAACGAAGCAGGGTTTGACTGGTAATGGCCGCCCTTCCCTGCGCCGGGTTTCGCAGTCTTTGGCGCAGGGAAGGGATGGTCTATAACTTATAGACTAGAGGTGCGCATGATTATCGAAAAGGGAATCACCGTTCCAAAACGAACGAGGACTGGTGCAATTATGCAGCTCGCGTCGCAAATGAGTGCAGGAGACAGCGTGCTTGTAAAAAACACGCAGTGCCAAGCGCTTCAAAAGCGTCTTCGTGGGCTTGGGTTTCGCAGCGTCAGCCGAAAGGAAGGTAACGGGCGAAGAGTGTGGGTAATCGGAAAACAGGAATCAAATCAGGGAGATGAAAGATAATGCAATTCACAAACAAATATAATCTGCCGGAGTTCGTTGTCAATGCGCTGAAGCGCAGTGATTACGAAGCCGTTGGAGACTTCTCTGCAACGGGGCTTCTGAAGTCTCCGCGGCAGAGAATTCTTACGGTGCGTCACTCGGACAAAATTGTTGCGGACGTGTCAGATTTCACGTACAGCGTTCTCGGAACGGCGGTCCACAAGGCGTTTGAGCTGCGAGGGAGCGGCGATGGAGTCATGGTAGAAGAGAGGCTTTGCAGCGAATTCCAAACAAAGTTCGGCCCCCGTACGCTTTCCGGACAACCAGACTTGGTTGACCTGACTGATGGCACCCTGTACGACTACAAGTGTACGTCCGTGTGGGCCTTTATGCTTGGCGGGAAACCTGAATGGGAGCGCCAGTTAAACATCTACCGGCTCCTTCTGAAGCTGGAAAAAGGCATTGAGATCAACTCGATTAAAGTTATTGCGCTATATCGAGACTGGGCGCGAAGAGCCTACGAAGAGGCCGCTAAGAAGAACCCGTTCAACTGCGAGTATCCTGAGTGCAGCATCGGGGTTATTGATATTCCGATCATCGATTACGACAAGGTGCGCGGGAATGTTGTTCGTCTTATGGATCGCCATGCGGCAGAGGAACAGAAGAGCGACTCACAGCTCATGCTTTGCTCGGACGAAGACAGGTGGTGCAGGGAGTCGTGCTGGGCGGTTAAGAAGGACGGGCAAAAGCGCGCTATGCCGGGAGGCATACATGCAACCGAAGAAGATGCAATCATGTTCGCGGCAAAACAGCCGTGCAAGACGGAAATTGAGAGACGACCGGGGCGCAATATAAAATGCGAGAGCTACTGCCAAGCCGCTCCGTTCTGCTCGCAGTGGAAGGCAATCCAAGAACAGGAGAAGACATGATCGGGAGACCAAGAAAGCACTTCATCCACTTGATGGATGTTGGAGAGCGCCGAAAGCTTTCTGCAAAAGATGTCGAGTGCGCAAAGCAGATTGCGTACAGGGAGAACGCTTTCGGGGGGAAGCGTTTTTCGTTCTCGACAACAGAAGGCGGACGGTTTGTAGAAAGAACAAAATGATAACCGCTCATCTTGGGTTTAAGCGTGACTCAGGAATCAACCCTTGGGTTAAGTGCGCGGAACTGAATGTTATGCCAACCGGAGAGGCTGTGCTTTCGTTTACAGCAATCCGGCAGGGGTTGCTTCAGGGCCGCGCATTTGACGGCGCGTTTGCCCCGTATCTGGATGGGGACATTTATTGCGGATCTCAATGGGTTGGGTTTATGCAAACGGCAGAGACGGATACAGGGGTTTGGTACACCGCAATAATCGAGGCTGTTCCGTTCGCATCACCAAGCCCGGCCGGAATCGTGTTGATGAGGATGAGATGAACCACAAATGCACGTCAAAAATGGTTGGAGATCAAGAGTTCTTTCGATTCGAATCAGTTAAAAAGAACGGGGTCTATATTGGAACCGCAATAGGAACGATTGGAAAGTGCAGGGGATGCGGGCGGCTGGTCAAGTCATGCGTGCTAATCAAGGCAAGCGGAGCTGTTCAGGAAACGATCATACAGCTCGGAGAAACAAAGAAAACAAAAGGCGGAGAAATATCGTTCACTCAAAAGGAGGCCGATGAATACAAAGCAAAGGCAGAAAAAGCCAAGGCTGAAAAAGAGAAGCTGGTACACAAACAGGCTTGAGGACATTGCGAAGAATCTTGCAAAGCAGAGAGATGGGAACACCTGTCTCAAGTGCGGAAAGAGGGTCGGCACGAAAAATTCGCACGGCTCGCACATCATTCCGAAGTCGAAGGGGCTCCGGTTCCTTTTTGATGTCAGGAACATTAAATGCCTGTGCTACCACTGCCATATAAACTGGTGGCACAAAGACCCGCATGAGGCCGGCGTGTGGTTTTCAGAGTACCTTGGTGGACACTGGGCTCGCGAGACGGAAAGAACGCGAAACGAGGTGCTTGAGATAAGTACAGCATCGCTCGCTGAATTTTATGAAATGGCGAAGAGCGTATCGTCACACATAGAATACGAAATCCTGTTTGATAAAATGATTCGCCCGAACATAAGGGAAAGCCATGAAGAAGTCACAGGCTGAAAAAATTCTGATTATGCTTGGGGCAGGCTGGGTGTCTCCGCTTGACGCAATGCGAGAGCTTGGGTGTATGCGACTCGGTGCCCGCATATACGACCTCCGCAGGGACGGATATGCCATCGAGGAGCGTTGGAAAGAAAGCACAAACCGCTTTGGCGACACCGTTAGGTTTAAAGAGTTTATTCTCTGGAAGCCTAGGGGGGTGTATGATTCTGCGACTCGACCCTGAACACGAAGACTACGACCCGGAAGGCTTCCGCGAAGAGCGCGGAGAGTATTGGATGGAATCGTTATCGGACACGTAAAAAGGAAATGACAATGGAAACGAAGAATGCAATAATCGAGAGCGCAGAGATCACATGCGACAACGGGTTTCTGGATTGTTGGATACGCTTGGACTACGGCGGAGTTATACAGGGATTCGGCGGATACGCTCTGTATCTTCCAAAGTCGTTTACCAACCACGAAGTCAAATCCATAGCCGGGCATTTCATGTTTCGAGTTATGGAAATTGCGGGCGTGACTCGGTGGGCCGATTTGAAAGGCAAGACGATTCGTGTAAAGGCCGACAACGTCCACGTTGAGGCAATCGGGCACATTGTCAAGGACGATTGGTTCGATCCGTCCAATGACATGCGCGAGGCGGAGTTGGTGGATTTATAATTCAAACGCCCGAAAAGGTCTACGAGAAGGCGGCAGAAATCGCCACTGCGTTAGACGCTGGTACGTACATGGGGAAACTCAATGTGTTGGTGTCCGCCTCGCACGAGGTGGACATTGCAACAGAAAAAGAGGTGGTACGATGAAAGCAACGATCACAATCGATTTCGAGGTGGACGGCGTGTGCCCGTCGGATGAAGTGCTTCAGGACGCATTCTGGAAGCTGATTCGCGCCACCGGATACATCGGCAGTGCGGAGGTCGATGGGACAGATGCGTGGGGAATCGAGGTTGGAAACGTAACGCTTTTGGTGTTCCAATGAATGTCCTCGGAATAGACCCCGCAAACGGCAGCAGAAAGGAAAGACGATGGAAAACGATAAAACACCCGCTGCCGGTAGCTCTGCGCCGGCTGGTTCAGCAATTAAGTTTGCTCTGGAAAACCGCGTTGAGCTTCGCATAAACGCTCCGCACGGTAACAGGATTCGGCTCCAAGCAATACAGGGCGCATACCCATACAAAAGAAAGACGGAATATCTTGGAACCGGAGCGTCGGCGCTGGAAATCGATGAGGCAATACGGAGAATCGCAACCAACGTATTGCTGATCGGTCCCATTCAGACGGCGGGCGGATAAGTGAACGCGAAACCTGAAACTGGAAATTTGAAACTTGAAAGGGACGTGAATGAAGAAGACGCCACCAAATAAACCGAAGCCGGAGCTGTGCGAATTCCCGGACTGCCCAAAGAAACCCGTGACGGTGCTGGGCGGGTACTGGTTCTGCGCAGAACATGGCGACCGGAGTTATGAGAAGGGTTCGCCGCAAAAAGGCGCAGAAGACGCAAAACATTAAGGGGATTGAAACCAATGAAAACGCTCATGCTATCAAAAACATTTCCAGCCGGACATCCTTGGCCTGGAAATAAGACCCTCTTCCTTGAACAGGCGATGAGCGGTCGCAAGCTCCACACCATCAGGAAGAATATGAAGGGCCGTTACAAAGCCGGCGATGTGGTGGAGATCCGGCAATGGAGCGGAAAACCGTACTGCTCGAAACAGGATCGAACAGGGCTCCTGTTCCGCATCGGTGTTGAGCCGGTCACGCTCGTGTTGCGCGCCGGCGAACTCATCGCATCAGTCAACGGAATTCCTGTTTCACCCAAACGCCTGGCTGCGAACGACGGCCTCACTCTCGACAACTTTATCGACTGGTTTTTCCCCGGCCGCAAACCCGGAACCTTCACTGGCGACATTATCCACTTCACCTCATTCCGGTACGCCCCCGGCCAGACGGCAGAAAGGAAGCAATAATGATCAGTAGTTTATCGAATGAACGTATTGTTGACGAGTGGATTGCAGGCGGAGAAACATTTGGCTGTGCCGCGACTGCGGAAAGTTCTTCCAGCCGTCTGAAATTGAACGGTTGGAAGGCGATATTGATCCTGTGAGTCTTTCAAGGATGAAGCCAAGCGCAGCCGTTCAGGCTCCAGAAAATCAGGAAGGGATAGCACCATGAACCCGGACAATACGGCAAGGCTAAAGAATTTGCGCAGGCGAGTGCAGAGTTCTCAAAATCGCTCTGTATTGGAAAAGCAAAGGAGGCTGGCAAATGAAGGTGCATGTGTTTGGCGACGAAATCAAGATCGTAGACGACTTTGGGCGGGACATCTTGATCGACAGAGATCAAGCGTCGGAGCTTCGCGACCTGCTCGCCGAAAAAATGAAAAAAGGCGGGCTGACGCGGATGGTGGTGTGAATTATGAAAACGAAAGATCATATCAAAAAAGCCGTACACGCTCACTCGACCTTTACTACATGGGCTTGCGTGAAGGAGTTGCTGGAAAGCGGAAATTTCTACTCGTCGAAGACAGACAGAGACAGACGGCGGGTTTTAAAAATTGTTAAAGAGGCAATGCGAAAAGAATTGGCGGAGTATGATGTTGAGGCAGAGATGGTTCTTTGTACCTCCAAAGCCCCCGGCCAGACCGAACTATCAAATCGAAAGGAACTGATACATGACTGATACTAAACAAAACGCATGTAGCTCTGCGCCGAACGGTTCGCTCCCGCCCATTGAGATTGTTGCGTGGGTTTTCGCACACGTTGCACAGCATCTTCGAGAGGGCGGATCGTATCGTCATCTCATTTACGACCGCATGGGATACGGGCCTGACGCATATCTACCATTGTGTGAGGCCGGGGGTCTGGAAATTAGCAATGCGTTTCACGATTTGGCCGTATTTCAAAAAGCGAACAGCGTATCGGACGAATCGGCGCGGCCTAAACAGGATTAACGGCTTGCCCGTCTCGCTTCCGGTAGCTCCTGCACTCTTTGGGCCTGCACAGTTCGCACGCCACGCGTATCGGGCAGTGCTCATAAAACCGGCAGGATTCACAATCAGCTTTCACCGCGTTCATCTTTAAGCCCCCCGAAGCCCGTGGCCTGAAGTCTGAGGCCTTCTCCTCCCCCCTACCCCGCCCACTCCGTCGCCTTGTCATCGAGGCTGTCCAGCGACGCGCTGACCGCCTTGCGATATTCTGAAATCTTGTGATCTTCGACCGACACCGCCTCGCCGACCCGCAGGCCGGATAGCGTGACGTGCGCCGCCGCAATCCGCGCCGCCCTCTGTGTCGTCTGCCAGAAAGAACCCATGCCGCGCTTGATCTGCCCGTTCAGGGCGACAACCGCCACGCCGGAACGGATGTGCCGGTATCCCATTAGGTACGGCGGAAGGCAAGGCACGGCATCCGCCTTGTTGCGGAGCTGAATCAGCTTCCCGGCAAACTGACTGTCGAATGAGTCCGCAAACGCCTTGTCGCCCGGACGCGGAGCACCGGCTGTAACGCATAGCTCCCACGGAATACCCTCCTGCGCCAGCTTCATCGCCAATTGATAACAAACGGCCCCGAAAAGAGAGTGTCCCGTCAGGTAGATCGGACGGGCAGACTGATTGAACTCATAGCGAATAGCTCTCACAAGCGGCTTGCGAACCATGAGGAAATGCTCAAGGAAGCCGGCTGCGACCCGCCCTCCGATAAAATCCATCTTTTTGAAAAATTTCGCGTTCTGCTTCCAGTCTTTCGGATCGTTGCTTCCGGCTCCGGAAACCACGATGAAATCTTTGTGCATGAACAACACAGCCCGCGCATTGCCGACAACGATTTCTTGAGAGCGCAACTGATTCCTCGCCATGAACTCTTCGACCTTTGGACGGTCGCACGGCAAATACGCCGCCTCCGCGCAGCCCAAAAGAAACTCCACAAACTTTGCCAGTTCCCTGCTGTCATTCGCGTCCATTATAATCCTTCGGTTATATCCTCAACTTGGCAATCCATGATGCGAGCGGCTTTCCGAACCGAAACGAGGCCGCGAGAAAACACATAATCAGTGAGCCTGCGAAGTCTCTCCGCGCTTAAAAACGGTTTTCTGTGCTTGATCGGAGTATGGTTTTCAATCCGGATTGTGCGACCGTCCCGCAAATCAATGCGAGCGAGAGACTCGTCGCCATGACCGCAGCAGGATGCAACTGTTTCGATTCCAGCCGAGTTCAACGCGCAAACAACGTCTAATATGCACGCGTCAATTCCGCAACGGACGCCGTTATATTCGACGATTCGCTGACACTCATAGCTTCCAATTTTACAGCAGTTTTTCATCTTCGTGTTTTCCAAGCCTTGGAAGAATCTCAAACTCAAACCCTCGCCAGTCGAACCGGAACCCTCCGAATCTCCGGCATACAACCACGCCCGCCACGATCAACGCCACAATCACAACGGCGGCGAGGCAGATGCAGGCTGTGTCGGAGGAGGTCATTTTCCGCCTCTGCCGTGATGGTGAATCTGTTCATGCACGCTGACCTTTTCGTCAACGTAATTCGTCGTGGCAAAGTCCTTTGTCAGCGAGGCGAACTCACTCTTAATGGAGAGCTTCACAACCCAGCCGAGGAACCCGCCGACCAATGCCACCGCCGCCGCCCCTGCCGCCAGAATTCCTGCTGTATCCGCTGTCATGTTAAATGCCTTCTTGTTTGTTTCAGGTTTCAAGTTTCAGGTTTCAGGGAAGCAGCGGCACCTCATTGTTGTTAGCCGAATCGTTAATCTGTATCTCCGAAGAGATCAACGGCGCATTCCGGTTGATCGTGCATCCAGACAGTATCACCACAATCATCGTAACCACGATCGCGACCCGGATCATGATGTATAGGAGGAATTGTTTCATGTTTACTTCCCATACTTAGATCGCTGGTTGTTAAAAATTTCAACCACCTCGTTCGTGCTCAGCGCCCTGTTAAACACTACCAGGTCTGCAATATTTACCGCCGCTTTTTCAGGTAGTACAGAGGTCGTTGTCCCGCCAATCGAGAACGACGCAGACGACGCAAAACAGGTGGAACCTAAGTCCTCGACGGAGTACGGATACCCATCCGCTACATATTGTACATATCGTCCATTCGACATAATCAATGCAACATGAGTCCACCCGTTCGTCAGTACTGATTTCGGAGGCCCGTTTGTTTTTATCTGTAGAGTTGTTCCGTTCAGGGAAAAAAGAGTTGCCAGTCGATCTGGATATTCCACTGTACCGCGAAACTGCATAATCCACGAATACTGATTCGTCGTCATCACCCCCGAGACATATTTGTAAGTGTTTGGCCACGATTTTATGTTAACCCACATTGCCACAGTCCAAGAATTTGTGCCCGACAAACCGGCATACGATGGGGCCAACAGCAGGTCCGACACTCCGTCAAATGACGAGGCCCACGCTCCGTTTGTGTAAACCTTTGTAGGCTGATTGGTCAGCACAGGTTGCGTAGCATCGCCGATACAGTTTTTCGCATAGCACAGCCACGTTGCATTGGTCGCATCAGCGTTTACAACAGGGCTATCTGCCGTCAACCAAAACAGCGTGTTTGTCCATAAGCTCTCTGGCATTGTCGCCTGCGCAACGTGCAGGCCGTTGTCTCGCCGCGTCGCCTCCACGTAGGTCGTCTGAGAGTTTCCAAGCGTTGGAAACAGTGCGGCCAGAGTCGCGGCGAGAATGACCGTGCGGATCATTGCGCAGTCTCCGTAAATTTGAACACGTGGTTCGTGGCATCATACCACTGCGTAACGAGGTAGTTCGTGGTGTTCGCCGTGGCAGAGTAGTACACAAGCTCGTTCGTGACGTTCGCCTTTCCGGCCAGCGCATCCGTCACCGCCGCCTGACTCATAACAAGATTTGTACCGGTCCCAGACGACGGCACAATCGCCGACGGCTGTACCGCCATTGTGGCGAGGTTGCTCACCGTCTCATATCCACCCGGGGTTGACGCCGCCAGCGCATCCGTAACCGCCGCGCCGCTGGGAATCTCCGTCGAGTTGGTCGTCACAGTCTGCGTCAGATGGTTCGTGCCGAGTGCGCCGATCTGCGCGGGAGTGACCGCGTGCGGGTTGTTGGTGTCGTCTACATGGGCCGTCAAATTGGTAGTTCCCGCCGCGCCGATTGCGGTTCTGAAATCCTCTTCGGGTACGGTGTAGGCAAGTGTCGGATTCGGCGAATAATCCCCGTAGTCAATCCACTCCGACGGGTCTTTTGGGGGCAACGCAGAACGGTGTTCTGCATAGGCGGTGCGGTAATATGGATCGACCACATAGTTCGTTTCCGTTGCCTGAAAAAACCCTATAACCCAATATTCAGACCCCTCACCGCCGGAAGGTGAAATGTATACACCTGGAACAATAAGCCATTCCTCTGTCTGATAGACCGCTGGCCCCCAGCTTGACAGCCCGTTTGTGGATGGTATCAGGTAGTAGTTTGTGTTTGCGTTACTGCGCCCTGAGCCGGCAACTGTAATGACTGTCGGAGCTGTCATTACTGGAACGCCGTTCGTCTTTTCGAGCGCACCCTCAGCAAGCGCAAGGGCTTCCGCCGCTACAGCGGGGTCTACAACAATGCTGTTTATTTCAGAAAACCCGATCAGCGGAATTATCATAAGGATTGCAATAAATCTTTTCATCTTACCTCCTGTTGCGGGCGCGCCCGTTACTTCTCAACAATGTTCAACTTAACGTCGCTGTCAGTGTATACCGAAATCGAGTCGGCAGATTCTGTTGAGTACTGCTGGCCCTTCACGTACGCATACTCTCCGCCGTTAGTTGTTGCGGTTGCCCCTGTGTGATACCAGATTTGAGCACTCGCCTCTTGAGTAACCAGAACCTTTTGCCGCCCACCCTTGGGAACGGCGATAAAGGTTGCGGTCCCATTTGTGAAGGTTCCAAACACGGCTGTTGGGGCCGTTGTTGATGTGGTTCCTGCAACCAAACACATGTAGTATCTTTGGCTTCCGGGAGCCTGCACGTATTGCCCATTCGTGTAGGCCGTGCTTGCCGTCCAAGTCGTATACGTTTTCGGCTGTCCAGCCCTTGGAATAATGACGGTAGAGTTTGTTGCCGGAACGGTTATGGCATATTCGTCAGCGGCCAAGCAGACTCCGGACAAAAGAACGATAGCGGCAATGATTCTATTCATACGATTCCTCCTGTTTCTTGTCGTCATTTATACTCTCGCGAGAGTCAATCTCAATCCTTATTTTCAGTTTTGCTGGACGTATGGCATGTATGTTTTCCCGGTAAGAGTTGACCGCCAGAAGTGCTCCATTGCCCACACAAGATCGGAGAACGTCACAATCGTGTCGTCTGGTTGCAGGCCGGCAAGGGCTTTTATGCTTCCTTTCTGCGGAGCAACCCCGGTAAGGGCCCAAGCGGCCCCCTCAATCATTGTCTTCTCTGTCTCTTTGTAATCCCCAAACGCCATGGCCTCGTTAAAGCGTTCGTCTCCGTCTCCGCCGAACAGGCCGCTTACGAAATCCGCAAGGGCGAGGTATTCCGCGTTAGGAACCGTTCCGTCCGCTTTGTAGTGATACTGTTGAATAACTCTCGCAGCGAGCGGAAGCCCGACAACCATCTGCCCGGATGTCTTAAGCAGCTTGGCAACATCTTTATCTGCCGGAGCTTCTCCCGCCATAAGCTTTTTGGAAACCTTTCCAGCGCTTGAAGCTAGACTTTCTAAAACATCGAATGCCGGAAGCCCACCGGTATCAAGCAAGTTTGGAAGCACCGAGTTTGAAGCTCTGACATCAGCCTGATCGTCTCCAATTCTGCGCCCGGTTATCTTCTCGTAAGCTTTCGATATGAACGATCTTTCGTCGTCGTCGCCGCCTCCACCGCTAAGGCCCATTGCAAGATAGATCGGCGTTCCTATCAGGGTCGCGCTTGCAATGTTCGACAAGGCTTTTGCGGTTGTGGTTTTCAAAAGCGCCCCAACGCCGCGCCTGATCAGATTGATGTCTCCCGACGCAACCCCCTCAATAATCGGTTCGGCAACCGTAGTTTGAAGCATCTGGATGTCGCCAGATTTATACCTCCAAACACCAAGCGCTGCGCGTGTTGATGCGGAGCTTTGCTCAACAACCGATTTCCCTCCGCTCCTATACTCGAAATTCACCGCCGAGTTTTTCATTCTGGCGTACTCCGAAAGCATGTGATGGAAGCCATCGATGCCCTTGTCATCGGATGCCGCTTTTGTGAACAGGCCGAACAGATACGCCTGCTCTTCGGCTCTCATTACGTCTGTGTACAAAGAGATCCACACCCTGTCTGCTGATTTTTCCCCGGAAAGAAATTTCGAAACCTGATCATATCCGTGCTGATAGAATGTGGTGCCGCCCATCAGCCGGCTAAGGTAATCGGAAAACGCCCCGACGTAGGCCGACGCGGTTGTCAGCCCGTTCTTTGCGAGAGTTTTCGCAAAGCGAACGGCTCCGGCTGATCTCATTTCTCCATACTTCCGCCCTTTAGCTCCGCCAGCAAACCGCTCCTGCATCAGAATGGACTCGCGGACAATCTGCATCCCCTGAACTTCCGATCTCTTCAGCTCATCATGCACGTATCTGTTTATCGCAGAATCCTTGCTTGTCTTCATAAAGTACAGCGCTCTCGCTCCCGCTTTAACGGCAGATACCTGCGGAATAACCGCCCCCGCAAGCCACGGCTGTAGCGACATATTGCGAACCGTATACTTGTACGCATTGTTGATAAGGTATGGCACCCAGAATATCGCGTTAAGTCCGCTCACAATACCGGAGACTGTTTGCTCGCTGAAACTTGTTTCGTGCGTCCCAACCTGCTTTCGCATCCACTGAGAGATTTCGGTAACAATTCCGTTCTCGTTTGAGATTCTGGCATCAGATAAAGCATCTGTCATGCTCTGCCCGCTTCGCCAAGCGTTGGCGGCAATCTCAGACCGGCGCATGTGCCAGTCGAGCGCCCGAACGACACTCACCGATTTGAGAGGATTGGCCCTGTCGTCTTCTCTGCTTCGTACGTTTTCGCGAGACTGCGATGCGCCAAGCATTGCAGAGCGCTCAAATATGTCATCAGTCTGGGTGCGAGACCCAGGGCTTTCGCTCATCCAGTACGTCGTTCTCCCGAACGAAAGATCGGCCAGCTCCTTCTCAATTCCTGACCGGCCCTGCGTCTTCATCTTTCCGGCAAGGCTATCCATTTCAGCAACGGACAGCCGCTCAAGTGAGCCATCCTTGTTCTTCTTGTGCAGAAAAATGTTATCGCCCTTTTCGCCGCCACTCCTGAGGTACATGATAACGGCGTTAACCTTCTGGTTTGCGAGCGTTGCGCCCTGAAGTTCGTTGCGGATATTCTCCATAAGCTTCTGATAGGTCTCGAACTTGTACGGAGCGCCGCGCATGGACGAAATTTTCCTGACTCTCTTAACGGCGTCGTTGTGCAGCGACTTGCCGGCACGCTTAATATAAACCGGCTCTCCCTTCCCGTCGCGGCCCGTCATATACTGGTGCATCTCCGTATCGCTCGGGTCATAGTAAAGAGCGTCTGCAATCGCGTCAGACAGCTCCTTGTTCTTCGGGTCTTCGATGTACGCACCGAGGCGAGAAAGCCCTCCGTTTATGTTGAGCGCGTTGTTTCCAAGCCTGAACACGTCTCTGAGTCTCTCGTCAACGCGAGAGTTGCTTTTATTCACGTCAACAAGCAGGTCGTTGTGCGCAGTGTACAGCGAAAACACGCCGGTGTTTTTTGCAACATCTCCAATAAAATAACGAAAATCTTTCAGCGAATGAAATGTTGCCAGCCCCGCAGCCGCGCCTACAGTTCCAGATCTGTCCAAATCAAAAAACTTTTTATTTATTTTTGATGCAGCGATAAGGCGGTCTGTTATTCTGGCCGCCTCCGCCGACATCGCCCCGTCTTTATCAATCTCCGCCCATCCTGTTCCGATAAGAGTGTCGAGAATATTCTCCGCAGATTTAGAATCCTCTCTGCTGTCGCGGGTTCTTCCGCGAAGCTTATCTTTTACAAGGGTGCGAATAGCCTTGTTTGCGTCCTCAACGGCAAGCGGTTTTTCTCCAGCCAAAAGCCCTTCATCTTCCTCTGAAAATACAGCAGAGTCTGTCACAAACTCAACCGGAGAGACCTCCACAATCTTGGGCTCTTCGATGGGAACGTCCGGGTCTTCTTTGACTTCTGGCAAAACGACGCCAGTCTCTGGCGCATAATCAGGCGTTTCTTGAAACGGAATTCCCTTTTTGTTCAGAGCTGCACGCGCTCTGTTTATAGAAAGCATGGCCTCCTGTTCTGTTTCTGCGTACAGAATCGCATCGAAATACTTGTCCATCGCGGTCGCTTTATCTTCTGCAACCGAATTTCCGGACTCGATAAATGCGTCGTACGACTTCTGGAGGCCAGCAATAAGGCGGCTCTTGTGCTGCTTGTTGATGCCTGCGTTGCTTATTGTTTCCGTAACAAACTTGAAGTTTCTCGGAATGCGAGCCTCAAGATCGAACCGTGAAAATACGGCGGGGAGTCCTGCGTTCTGCATAACGGAATTTGCACGGCGCAACATGTCTGTGCCATCAGCAGCCCGTACCGCTCCGAGAACAAGCTGTTCCCCAACAGTAAGCGCCTGATCCTCGCCCTTTCCTATAAACCGAACCACCTGCGATTCGGTGGTTAGCGCAACACCAAGGCGCTCTGCGTCTGTAATGATGCGTCGCATGTCTGCAAGAGATTCATAAAATGGATCGTTAACCGCTCCGGTGGACAGCCTTGCCGGACTTTTCCGCGAAGGAGTGTCAACATTGCGCAGATAATCAAACGCGGCGTATATGCGAGCATCAATGTGCTTCCGCCTTGCTCTCTGCGGAGGCTCTCCGTTCAGGATTCGAAGCATTTCAGCACGTTGCCCGGATGATGCTTTCGAAACGTACGCCGCAGCCTCGGCGTAGTCAACGCCGGCCTCTTCCATGTAATATCTTGCAAGCGCGTCCATGTTGTCCGGGCGCATCGGATCAAGCCTTTCCTCCCTCTCAACATAATAACGCCGGTTCAGATCGGCTCTGCGCTTCTCGACCTCCATCCGTGTGTTGTAGATGCGCTTAACGTCCTCATCGTGCCAGAAGTCCTCAATGGTTTCTGGATCGGAACCTAGCGCCTCAAGCTTGGCAAGCTTTTTGCGCTCCTTGTTGCTGAGCTTCTGCGGGCGAGTGGCGCGAAGAGATGCAAGAAGCGCCTCTCTCTCATCCATCGCTTTTTGCTTTTCAGCAGAGTTGAGCGTTGCGTTTGGAATCATGTACGGAAGCCAGCTAAGCACCCCTTTTTCTTCCTCACCAAACAAAGATTCGTCGTATGCCAGCTCAGATGCCGCCCCTTCAACCAGCGGAGTGTTCTTGTACGCCTTCTTCTGCGCATTGATCCACGACTGTCTCTGCTTGTCCGTAATTGACGGAGCGCTAAGAGCCCCTCCAAATCCGAGCTGATAGTCCTTATATGCACCGACGAACTCGTCCGCAACACGCTGGCCGAATACCGGACGAATTGCAGACTCCATTACGCTAAGGTTCTGAACCTGTGTCCGGTCATCCTGTCGCATAAACCAGCTCATCTTTGTATGAAGATCAACGACAGAGCGGTAGTCGCCCCAGCGCGGCTGGTATGCGTATGCGCGTTTTGCGATTCGTTGCGCGGCGGGCGGAGCATTAAGCGCGTACTTCGATTTCAGAGTGTCCTTTACGACGGAGTCCGCCGTCTCTCCGCGTCCGAGGAACCGTCCGGCCATATCGCGGATGTCTCCAGCAGACGCAATCGCAAGCCAGCCATCATCTGCAAGCGCCTCCGCGTCACGGTTTCCGTTTTTAATGTGTTCTGCAACCAGCGGGTTTACGCCGTCAAGCTCTTTTGCTTTTTCTGCCGACCGTTTTACCAAGTCAAAAACTCTAGACAGCGCCTCATCCTTTATTGTCGTGTTGATTCCAAGAGCGTCTTTAACAAACCGCCACACCTTTTGCCATAGCGTAGTATTTTCTTCGGCGAGCTGAACTCCTTGCAGTTTTTTCTGTAGCGACTCGGATGAAAGAGCCTCGGAGACAAACTCGTAAATGTTGTTCGCTCCATAATCCCCCTCGATATGAGGACGCGCTTGCTCGAAAACGGAGACAAGCGCCTTTACCGCATTGCCCTGATCGCTTGTAATCTTTCCGGTCGCGACCGATTCGGAAACAGACGCAACCATCTCTTCTGTGCTCGCCGTTCTTGATATACCAGCCTTGCTTATAAGCCCTGCGGTTGCCGCGTGGCCCATTTCGTGAAGGAAATTAGACGCCGTCTCATTCACCAGAAGACCTCTGTTTACAGAATGGCTTGAAAACTCGATTCTTCCGTCTTTCGTAAACCGGGCCGGAGAGTCGCCCATGTCTTCGCCGGATACATTAACCGGGACAGCGCCAAGATCATCTCCGTACATGCGGAACAGGTCGCCAAGGGTATCCTTCACCGTCTTGCTTACGTTCGGATTTTCTTTAAGCGCCTCAAATACTTCTGTCGCAGTCTTGGTTCCGTTGCCAATTGCGCTGCGAGACGCATCAAATTCCGCTTGGTCCCTTTGCTCTTGGGCCGCAGCCTCTTCAAGAGCACTGCGTCTTTTCTTCGATGTGTATTCCGGCATAAACCCGAGCGATGGAGCTGTCGGCTCGCCGGTCAGGTAGGCGAACTTGTTTACTCTGTTCCGATTTTCTGCAACAAACCCCTTTGCCACAGAAGAGGCGTCTCCGCCGGCATCCGACTCTTTGAGAACGGCATATGTCTGCTCATCACTAAGCCCAAAGCTATCCCGTATCGATTTAAACCGGTTGTATGACTGCTTGTGAGACTCATATGCCTCAACGGAAGACTGCGCCGTGGTTGTGGCTCCGCCAAAAATTGCAGCCGGAGCAATGCCCTGCTTTACGGCCTCTGCACCAGCCTTCGTATCCGCCCAAGCCGTAGAAAGATAATCTGAGAGAGCCCCTTTAAATTCGTCAAACGAGTTTACTTTCCCGAGCTTCTCATAAAACGAGCCGCCCTTTTCTGATAAGCGTGCATATACGTTCTTCAGAATTTCCTGAGGACCCTCTTCAAGCGCCTCAAATCCTACGTTAATAAGATACTTTGCCAAATTTCCAGAAGCCTGCTTGTACAGCTCCGGGCTTGAAACAAGCTCACGAATAGCCTTGCTAAACACCATGTCAGACAGGCCGCGCCCCTGCGCACCGAAAAGACTTCCGACGTATTCAACGGCAGCATAGAGCCCGCCGCCGGCAGTTGACATCGCATCGAGACGGGAAATCTCTTCCGGAGAAAGCTCTGTAAGTTTTTTTCCGGTGTTGTTCAGGTACTGGACAACGATTTCTCCCTTCCCCTGAGCGGCCCAGTATCCCTTGTCTGCCGTTCCCGCAGAAATCGTTCCAATGGCAACAGATTCGCCCATAGCCCACGCAGACTGAAGGGCCGTTATCCACCCAGAACGACCGCCCCCTGCGTCTTCGTAAAGAGACCGGGATGCCTCGGCCATCTTGCTTACCTTGTCAACAGACGCCTGAGCGTCGTCGATAAGGCCGGACGAAAGCAGAGTGCCTATCTCTTGTGTTTTGTGTACATTCCACTTTCCATACATCAGAGCATCAAAAGAAGACGTTGCTCTTCCGGCAAGAACTCTGTTTTCAATTCCATCATACGTAAGCCCAAGAGATTCCTGAAGCTCCTTGTACCTGACGCTTTGCGAATCAGACAATCCGCCGTACTTTCTGAACTCATCGAGCTTTGAAAGCTCGTCGCTCATCCGCATTCGGTCAAGAGCGATTTTTTCGTCGATGTCCAGCCCAGCCTCAAGGTCTTTTGTTTCATCCGGATGGCTTTCAAGGTACGCGGCGTACGCCTCCGGAGATTCGAAGCTTTCACGCTTCGGCTGCGCATCAATCTGGTTTTTGATCTTAGCAATCTTGACTCCATCGACTCCGGAAAGAGTCTCTCCGAGCTTTGCTCTTTGCTCGCTGTAATCAAACGGTTTCCGCCCGCCGTATTCGACGCGCCCAAGGTTCAGGATGTTTCTCTGCCGCTCCTCATAGTCATCAAGCGACGTGCGAGCTGTTCCGTGAATTCGCTCGTCAAACACAAACGGAACAAGGCTCTCATCGGTAGCGGAAACCAGCGCTTCTGCTTCAGGAACCTGATGTATTTTTGCACGAAACTCAACAAGATCGACAGCAAATCTATTGTCAGCTGACAGCTTCTCGGGTGCTTTCTGCTCATCGTCAGGAAACTCAACCGGATCGCTTGGCGGAACAGGATCATCCTGCGGAGCAATGCCGGTCGGAGATTCTTCGTTTGCGTCAGATAACTCCAGCTCTGGAGCAACCTGCTGCTCGTTTTTCGCCTTCCATTCCTGAAACTCTTTTTCTTCTTCCTCGGTCAGTTCGGGTTCGTATCTGTCATTTGCAGCCATAGTGCTTCCTTATCGTCTCGTTACGCCGCTAGTTTTTTTGCCAGACTTGGCCTTCTGTTCGCGCCACTCTTGAATAAGCTCGGCCCGTCTCTCAGGAGAAATCTCCGACTCTGCGGCAAGCGGTCTTGACAGGCGCTCGCGTGTTCCGGGCCTTACCGGAGCCGTCGCTGTGTTGTAAAGCGCCATGCGAACATCTGTTGCCGACCCAACAAGCCCTTCGATTTCTCCAACATCTCCGCCGAGAGACGAGAACAGTTCATAGGACATGCCGATTGATTTGGCCTTTTCTCTTGCCCATTTTTCGTGCGCCTTGTCGAATGATTCGAGCATAATGCGGTTCTCGTCGGGGTCTGTATATTTTCCGGAAACATCCAGTCTGGCATCATCCCAGTCATACTCAGACATCAGCGGCTGTGCCTTCCCTGACGACACCTTAATCGAAGGAATTGACGCAGAAAGATTGGCCGTCATCATCTCTGCGCCCTCATTGTACTTCTTGATTTTTACCTGCCGCTCGGCCTCTTTGAACTGCAAATATTCGTTTTTCTTTTGCTTAAACTGTTCGTATTGAACTGGGAACCTCTGGGCAAAACTTGAAAGCGTATCGTCTTCAGCAATGGTGTCCGCCATAATCCGATACGCACTGTCGTACACAGGAGCCTTGTCCTTGTTTGCCGCCTTCATTGACGCAGAAACTGTATCGAGGAACTTCGTGAGCATAAACTTATCGCCAGTCTCTGGGGAAATGCGAGCGGCTTCGGCTGCATCTAAATATGACGAACTCGTTAGCATCTCGTCTCCAGACACCGCGCTTGTTGATGTGAACTGCTTGTCATAGACCGGGCGAGATAAAGTAAGGCCCTTGGTTCCAAGTTTTATTTGTTCCCTGATCTCGGAAATGACTGAGTTTTCTTCGTCAAGCGCCGCGTTATATTTGTGTGCCGATGCGATAAGGGCGGCTGCTTCTGGCGTTCTCGGAACTCCAGCCGATGCGACGTTCACCTTGGCCCCAATCGGAGGAAGCTTTACGTCGATTCCGCCTGCACGCATCCTCATCGCCAATGTCATCATGTTCCTGTATTCGCCAGCCTGATCAGCCTGCTTCTGCTGTCTCACAGCCTCAAGAGAGGCTGCCTTATTCCTTGCGGTCTTTAACGATTCATCGTCGTTTTCCGCAACAAATGTCGTCGCGTCAATATCGGCAATCTTTCTCGAAAACGTATCCAGCGCATCAGAATGCGCCTGATGAATAGCCATCAAGCCCTTCTGAGTAGACTGGGCCTCCTGCATTTTAAACGCTCCAGTCATTGCGTTTTTCACAGAATTAACAATCGCCTTTTTCTCGGTGTTACTTGCTCTCTCGAACGCTGGGTCTGTCGCAAGCTGCGAAAGACCGGATACAGTCGAGTCTCTTTTGCTTGCGCCATTCGCGTACATATAGGCCGTTGCCGTGACAAGCTTGCTGTACTTAGCCATGTCGATCTCGTCACCTTTCGAAATCTCCACATCCTCTCCGGTTTTGGCAGCATCGGCTTTCTCTTTGTCGTAAAGCCCTGCGCCGGCAAGAGACATCAGGAAGCTGTCTGCTACTTTTTCAGGATTGTTTATCATCTCTGAAATTTCATTCGGGAAGATAGACCCAACCAGCCCGTTGATGGCAAGCTGGCCATCCTTTTCACCAACCGTTGCGCGAAGCATGTCGCCATACTCAAGAATGCCCGCCTCAATGTCTTTAACATCAAGCTCTTTCCCTTCAGAAAAGATTACCATTTTGCTGGTGTTTCCTTTTCCGTCGCTTACAGCCGCGTATCCGGTTCCTTTTAAAACACTCGTTGCAACTTTGTATAGCGACGCAGGGTCTAGCTTGGATGAAGGGCTGTATTCCCTATATTTCGCAGACCATCCGTTTCTTTCCGGAGAAGAATACATTCCATTTCCGCCCGGAGAAACATCGGTTCTCATTTCGGTATTCACTCCAACGGAGCGGGCCTTTTGCATGTTGATTTGCGCTTCTTCGAAAACAATCGACGGATCGGGCGTTTCGGCATCATCGGGTTTTGAGAAATCAATTGTTTCTTTAGCGCGAGGCGGCTCTTCCTGTGGCTCACCCCGTTGCTGATCCTTTCTCTGCTGCGCCTTTCTTTGCTCGTAAATCATCCTGTCTCTTTCGTCAAGACTAAGGCGAAGCCCGGATGAGTTCAGATCTCCGAGTCCGCTCGTGTATTGTTGAGCTCCGACCTCTCTCGCCCTCGCCTCTTGCTTAGCCTTCGCGGAAGCATACATCTCATCTGCCTTAGACATAAACAGGACTCCTTATTAAATCGACGGAATGAACGGGGCTCCGACTGCTTTGAAAGAATCGGCCCTGATAGCCGCCTCTTTCTGTTCTTTCCAGTCGAACTGCCGGGCTGTTTCTGCAAGCTTGGCGTATTCAAGGCCAAGCGTTTCTCTTGTTGCCTGCATCTGGAGGTCTGACTGATATGCAGTAAGATTTGCATTAATCCACCCGAGAGAGGCGTTTACGTTTGCCATGTATGCGTTGTTCGTTGCCGTCGCCATGGCGTTGTACAAATCAACCGACGATTGCCCGAGACTTGCAAGTTGCGATGTCTGCTGGATTATAAACGGAGAGTTGATTTCAGCCGCCCTAAGAGCCGTGTCAACCACGCTTTTCGAGAAGTTGCTGTATGCGTTATCAATTGCGCCATACATGCTTCCAAGTATATTGTTGGTTGTTTCGTTCGCCAATCTAAACCGAACGGAAGAGCGGGCATCGGACGATGTCGATCCGAGATACGAATCAAGTTCCATCAGCGACTTTCGATTTGACGCAGTGGCTGTGTTGATAATCTGGTTGGCCGTTTTGTTAAACGAATCCTGAAGAATTGATGTCAGGGCGTCGGCATCAACAAGGCCGCCACCAACCAGCGAATATCCAGAGATGGTGTCCATTGCTCCAGAAATAACAGCTGCCTGATCTTCATACGCAGATCGAAGGTAATCGAACTGCGCCTGTTCAATCTGCGCAGTTTCTGGCAGTTCATTGGCGTTAAACTTCGACGAATCTGAAAACATGGCTGCTGTCGCCTTCTTGGCGCTTGCGGCGGTGTCCGCAGGCTGGCCAACCATGTTTTTCGGGAGAGGGGTTCTGCTTGCCATAATTATACCTCCGTCATGCCGACAACATATGTCGTATCTGTTGATGCGTTATAGAACTTCAATACGCCCCCATCAAGAAAAAAGCAAGAACTCTCCCCTGATGCCGGCTTAAACGACGAAACGAATCCTGTTAGAGCCAGCTTCTTGTTGCGCTCAAGGGCTGCGTCTATTTCGCCTATGTCCAATCTGTTTATGTGTTTTCCCATACTATGCCTGAGTGTCAAACATTATTTCGACAGAGTGAATTCTGAAATCAGTGCAACTGTACCCGCGAATCCTGAATCCGTAGGTATATCCCTTCCCGCTTCTGAATGGAACGATGATTTTTGTGTCATCTTCTGTCACGTTGTATGTGTTCGTTTGAACAACCGCTTCATTCAAATCAAGATAGTGTTCAACCGTCAATTCTCCTTGAAGGCCCTGAAGGTCGATGTGCAACGAACGAACCTGATGCCGATACTGCGGAGACGAAAAATCCTCCCACTTTATTCCGTACGAAAACCCCGAATATCCGTACAGGATAAGGTCCCCCGCGCTAGCGTCAACCACCCGCTCAAACGTAACAACACCGTCCGCATACGTTGCCCACAGGTATTCATATTCGCCGGTTTCCAAATGATACAGCATAACCTGACACGGCCCCGCATCAGACGGCATTGCGCCGAACGCATCAAGTTGCGCGGTTGTCGATGTGGCAGATGAAATCGTGTGGGCGGACGCCGTCGTCGCGGAGGGGCGCTGCATAACAGAAACAACTCCGTATCCGGAAGACCTGGCAGATGAGCCACGCATTATTACGCTGTCACCGCTTTCATTTCCGTCCCATACAGACCGGACGTCTTCGCATTTTACAGGATAACAGTTGAGAGAGTCCTCGTTTATGTACAAGCACATGTTGTTTGTGCGACTCGTTCCATCTGGATAATACATTTCAAACCGTCTTTCGGCCCGATTGTAAACCCCAACAATTCCGGTCTCGTATTCCTTGTTGATTGCGGTCATGTAGTCTCTTGCGCGGTACGCTGTAACGGAATTAATCGATGCCCCGTTCGTATGCGAGAACCCGGACCCATCGTAAAACATAACACCAGAGTCTCCTGATACGACAGCGCCTCCAGCCGGGCACCTGACGCGATCAGAGATCAGTTCCGGCTGACTGCCAAGCGAACCGTACGGAATCCTCCAAAGCGAATTCTCGCAGAATAATAGAAGGTAGTCGTTGCTATACCCGATTGCTGTAATGTTGTCGCTCATGTCGGTAAGGTTTTCAGCTCTGAACCGATGCGGGTTGTTTTGATCAGAATAATACAGGCCATAACTTGACTGAATTAGAAACGCCTCGTCTGCGCCGGCATTGTTTCCTTCGTACAATCGCTCAAGTCCAAGGCGCTGATTCACCGGATCGACCCAAGAAATCCGGTACGGTGCGGCAGCGCTGTCGCTTGACATTGCAATCGAAGCATCTTCAAGTCCTTCTCCCCAAAACGTCTTGTTATTTCCGGATGTATTCCCGATTACGTGGTTGCGTTTAAATGTGAGCGAAAAGCTCGCTGATAGGGTTTGCGGATTGTCGAATCCGTTGCACTGGACCTCAAACCAAGATCGGTCTTGCCCTATTCGAACAATCGTTTCCAGATCAAGATCGAGCCCCGATCCATCTAAGTCTGCTCCATCCGTTGAAACAAGGTCTCCGGCATAAACATATTCAGGAACGATCTGCAATCCTCCCTCTCCTGCAAAACGAACAACCTTTCCTTCTGTGCCGTACGCATCGAGCCAGTTGTATTGAAGAGACGTGGTTACGACTCCACTGTAAATTGAAAGAGCCTCTCCGTCAGAGACATCATGCGTGTAGTCTGAAAGCCACAGCACTCCGGTTACTGTTCCTCCGCCAGATGCCGCAGCGTTTCCGGAAATCATTTTATACACAGGCGTTCCAAGAGGGTCTATCAAAAGCGCCTGTCCTGCAAACTCGTTTTCGGCTACGGCATCAGTTCCGTCATACGTAACTACAAGGAACGTCGGGGTTGTTACAGTTCCTTCATAATCCGGATCATGCCCATATACCGTTGCTCCGGACGAAAGAGCGTGCGTCGCATTTAAATACAGCGTAGAAGTCGAGTTATCTACAACCCTTCCGTAGATATTTCCGTCACCGTCAGAGATAATAACGCCGATTTCAGCGTCAGCTACAAATCCGCCGGAGTATGCTTTAACAGAGGTCGATGTGGTTACGGTTGTATTCATCACAACCGTCATCGTGTTCTTTGTGTTGCTACGAACCTTTCCAATCAGCGTCCCTTCGGACGTTTTCAATACGTAGTCGGCGTACTGGTTCGCCGTCCATCCTCCGGCAAACAACCCAAACGACTGTCCTGCCGAAACTCCATGCGCCGCGCATGTTAGCGCTGTAGCCGTATTGCCTGTTACAAGCCCGACCGATGCTCCTGCCTGATTAACAAGAAGCATCCCCACAAGAGACCCGGGAGCAACGGAAGAGCTGTAGAAATCAACCGACGTGTCTGCCGTTATTCCGTGCGTTGTTGACAGCGTAACGGTTCCTTCAGAATTTGCGGTAACTGTTCCGATATAGTTTGACCCATTAAACGCAACGAGACCAATGGCCGCGCTATTTGCAAACAAGGCCGGCCATATTGAAACAGAATCCCCGGCTGAAATTGTGTCATACACCGAAGACCCAGATGAGTCAAAATAGTTTGCCGAAACACTTGTTATGCGGGCCTTATTGTTCCCTCCAACAATCGCAAAACTTCCGGCGCTTGCAGCGGAGCTTATTGATCCGTGCATAACATACACCTTTACGCTCGTATCCGCAGACCATTCCGGTTGGCTTGGAATGGTTATGATGTTTCCGCTAACGGAGCAGGTATATATCGCTGCGTGAGGGTTTGTCTCGGCACCGACATATGTTGCAGAGGCGCTTATTGAAGCAGCGGCCCGTCTACTTACGGTTCCGGTTGATACACTCGCTGACAGGTTGAAATATTGGTACGATGAGTCGGAAGTTATTCCTGTGACCGTCGCATATTCGCTGGTTGATGGATTGTAAACATAATTTCCCGCAGAAATACTCTGTGAGATCGGGATTTTATAGTGATACGTCGTGCCACCCCACCCAACATATGACGAAGAAGACATCGTTATGTTTCCGTAAATCGAGCCGGACATATGATATGAAGTTCCGTCTCTATACATCAGGTATGCTGTAGACGGGGTTCCCGTGTATCCATAAATTCTGCTCGATTCAGCCGTTGACTTCAGCGCATAGAAACTTGTCAGCGCAGAGCCGGACATGTTCGGACAGCCCAAGACAACTGTGCTTTCATTTTCAGCTTTCGAGCTCGTGTAATCAGGGTCTCCGCTTCCTGCCGCAAAGTCGATTGTGTCTGTAGTAACCGAAAGCGCCTCTCCGCTCACATCGGCAGTTACTGTGGTATCGGCATGGGTTATTGTGTTTGTGCCAACAAGCTTTGGAGTAAACGTAAGATCTGCTGTCTCGCCTGCGCCGATTATCGACAGCTCATTTGTTGCATCGGCAACAGTCACTGTATACGTATCATCATCAGTCGTCAGGTCTGTAGCCCTCCATCCTTCTCCTGTAGCAAACCCGTCCGACTCTACGATTGCCGGCGAAATTTCTGTTGCCGCGTTGTCTGTAACGATTGCGCATTTGTTCCTGTCATTTATTACGGAAAGACCAATCAGTGCGTCTGGAGAGAGAGTCTGCGAGCTGTCGGCAAACCACATGTCTCCGCTTGCCGCATCGCCTTCTCTAAGAAGAGAGGAAGACACGCCGGCAACGGTTCCCGTTTCGATGTGCGCCATCCCTCTTCTTTCCTCAACGCCGCCCCCGCAAAACAGAACGCCGCGAATGCTCTTGCAAGCCTTTGCGTTTGGCGGCGCGTAATAGTTTGCATCGTACGTTTCGCCAGTTTGGTTGCAGGTAATCATCTCCCATGTAGAAGTCGTCATGTCTGGGATAACGTCCTGAAGATAAAACGTCCCGCCCATGCACTCTGTTACAGACGACCCTTGAGTTCCGTAAATCAGCCGCGCCGTACAGAACGGGGTTAAAATGTTGTACCTGTCGCCGGATGTAAACGACGTTCCGTCCGCAGTGATTGTGGTGACAGAATTTGCGGTAATCGCATAAATGGTTCCGGTTTCAATATTTTTCAGCGAATATCCGGCAAGCTCGTTAATTGTCCACGCCTGAGAACTATCTTCCATTGTGTTTGCGGTTGTCGCTGTACACGCGCCAACATGAACAATCGTATACTGCTGATGCTCTGTCGGAATTGTCCATGTAATGGAGTCTGAATTTGCAGACGCTGCAACCGGATACGATACGCCTGTTGCGTTTCCATAAAGCGGAAGTCCGCCAACGCTAATGTTGTAGTTTGCCGGAACAACAATGATCGCGTAATACTCTCCATCGGTTAAGTTGCCGGCAAGCGCTGTTGTTGTCAGATGCTGTGGCGTGTTCCACACGTCTCCCCAATCCATCACGCCGAGATGTCCCGATTCGATATTGCCCGGAAGGATGTATCGCGGCTTGTCGTATCCGTCGAAAATACAAATGTGCCCGCTGAGAGCATCTATTGACTTTCTTTCCGGGGCCATGTCATTAAAAAACTGTTTCATTGTTCCTCCATCCAGATTCCTCCGTCAGAGCAAATAACGATTTGTCCGGACAGCCGTATTGCAAAATCAATGTCTCCATAGAAGAAGCTGTTGTGACTCTGTATCCCAGACGGCTGGATACTGTTCTCATCGTACTTTAGCCCGTCAGACCTGCCCACCTGCGTCCTGTTGTACAGCTGGCTTTTCCCGTTATCAATGCCAATAAAGATGTTGTCTTTGCCGCCAAATACGCGACGCATGTATGTTTTCTGGTTAAACCTTCCAGAGACAACAGAAACGGTTTGGTTCCTGGCGGCGGGAGGCTCTGAAACAAACGAGTGTTCGCGTGACATCTCCGCATCATCAAGCCACAAATTTTCACCACAACAGTACACAGACCCCATTCCGATAACATATTTCCCGGCATCGATGTCTCCAAAAAAAGACATGCTTTTTTCTGGATTATCACACGGCTCAAGTTCTCCGATGCGGAAGCTTTGCAAGCCATCCATCCTGCTCACGAACGGCTTGTCAATTGTGAGCTGATTGTAGGCATTAGCCACGCCGCGAAACCTGTTTACACGAAGGTCTTGAACGCGATACGGGCTGTACGTCTTTCTGTTCATCTGCGAGACCTTACAGAAAACGAATTGTCTCCATACTGAGCCTTTGTTGACTTGATCGTCTGACTGCTGATCTCCCTGTTTTTAGCGAACACAATCGCATTTTCAAGCCGCTGCGCATCCACATTGTACTTGTTTGTCATAAGCGCCTGCTGTAGCGCAAGAAGCGCAATCGTTTGCGGACACGGCAAAATAACAATGGAGTCATCTTCCCAAACAAGAGGGTGCTTCTTTTGATAACAAACTGTCACGTTCCCGGCGGTGTACACGTTATTTGACGGGTCTTTTAGAATGTATCGCTTTGTTCCGACCGGAGTAAGATACGCAACACCTTCCGTTGCATCTTCGGCTGTAATTGCAGGAGCAACGGTTGCCGTTTGGTTTGGTGCCGTTCCTGACACAGAAACGATCTCATAAAAGTCGTCCGCACCTTTAAGCATAACGCGGCAACCAACATCATCTTGCGAAAAGAATGTTTCTCCTTCCTGCGCCAGCGATGTTCCTCCCTGCACAAAGGACACATCGTACTCTGCTTGATTGCTATCATAACCGTCATACGGAGAAAACGTGTAGAACGCCTTTCCGCCAACGTCCTGCGTAACCTCTCGCGACCTGAACTCAAACCGAAACGAAGGATACCCGCTTTCGGTTGCCGGAAGAACATCCATAATCTTTCTGCACCGGGGAGGATCGTCGATGATTCCGGCTGTCGGAGTAACAGTTGCTGTTGCGCTCATTTCATGGAAGTCGAATGACTCGCATTCTTGAATTGCGAGGTTGATGTAGTTCGTGAAAATTTCGTCGATTGAGTCGTCTTCAACCCAGTCGCGGAGATACCTTCTAAGCGTCTTCAGCGTTGTCACTGTCGCTCCTTTTTAAAAAAATACGGGCGGGTTTTTCGCCGCCCGTATACAATGGCTGAAAATAGCGCGGCAACTATCCTTTAAGGCCCAGCAGTTCGCCAATCAAGACCCCTCTGCTCTCTCCATTGTAGGCTCTTCCGAGCATCGAGGCCATCGTTTTGACATCCATGGCGAGCAGTTTGTCAATCGCACTGCCGTCCGATTTTCCAGAACTGTCGATTTCAAACTCACCGAACTCAATTCCGCCGTTCGCGTTGTTTGTTTTGTGTTGTTTCAGATAAGCAATGGCCGGACCGTCCTTCTTCAAGCTGAGCCGCAGAATGCTATTTTCGCTCTTGTACAACTTTCCGTTGGCCAAAAAGGATGCGTTGCGGCCATCTCGCCAGTAGAACGTAATGTCGTCTTTTTCAACTGGCTTAACCTCAGCGGCCGGCTCTTCCGGAAGCTCAACTCCATCAGGAATAGACTGTGCGTGGTGGGTAAGCCCAAACATTTCAAGAACCTCTGCCGTTTCTTTTCCGGTCAGTTTTGCATATTGACTTGCCTTCATGTTTTTCCTTTCAAAAAATAGGGCGGTGGGTGTCCCGCCCTTCGGTGTTACTGGTTGACGGTCTTTACCTTCAGGATGTATTCGGTGACGTTTGCGGACGGGGTTCCCGTACCGTAAACAGTAAGCACGTCTCCGGGCTGAAGAATAATCGGATCAACATCCGCAGTAACGTCGCCAATTCCGATTGTATCATAGTTGCTTGTGGCAACCACACCTGCCGTCGATTCGGTCAGCGTATACGTACCGGCTCCCTTTGCCGGAGTCACCTTGTACACGACCGTGTTCGTTCCGGAAGTAACCGTCTGATACAAGCCAACAGGATACGTTACGCGGCCTGCGGCGGCGGTATACGTTGCAGACGCAATGGAATTTGTGTTTGCCGTGATTGACAGCAAAACGTCGGAGTAGAAGGCTCCGGTAGCGTCTGCGCCAAACGCAAGGCCAGACATGGCGATGAGCGCAATCGAGATAATCTTTTTCATTTAAGTCTCTCCTTTTTTTTGATTTTACGGGGAGGATTTTACCCTCCCCGATTTGGTTAGGCAAGGCTGATTGTGCGGTGCAGGCTTGCGAGCTGAACCTTCAGCGATGTCGAACCGAAGATTTCGTGTTTAACCAGATGGTCGTCGGTCTGGGTAATATCACGCCAGTTCAGTTCGAAGTTCGTGAACGGTTTTACCGACACGTACGGCATGTCGAGCAAATAGCCCTGTTTGCCGGCGGTTGTGAATCCGTGCTTGTCGAGCACAACGTCAATCACGCCTCCGCCGTCAAGCGCCACCTGCCCCATCGTTGCGCCGATTGTGCTTTCGAATGCCGGGTTCGCCGTCCATCGATCAAAACACATATCGTTGATTCGGCTGTAGCAAGCCTGCGAACAGATAAGCGTTTTGGTCGGGCTGGAGTTGGTCGGAAGGAACGCATCATTGAAGAGCGTATTGAAATCCTTCCACGTCGGGTCCGCCGGAATTTCAGCGTCCGTCGTGACATACTGCTCAAGACCCTTGGTGTAGTATGCCGTCTTGCTGTCCTTTGTCCCGATTCCGCCTTTTGAATAGCGAAGCGCAAGGTCCATCTGGCGCATACAAAGAAGCGTCATATTAGCAAACTCTCCATTGATCTGGCCAACACCGTTCAGCATGTCGGTTACTTCCTGCAAGTCGGTGCTTGTCACAGACTGCGAGAAGAAGCTCACCATGTTGTCGATCTTGGTCGGGAGCCGGACGATTCCGCCGTTTGCGGTTCCGCCTTCTGCCAGCGTTGCGCCAAGCATAACCACTTCGGTTCCAGCCGCCATGCTGGTCGTTGTGGTGCCCATATGGTCTTCTGTGATGGTGCAGTTGCCGCCAGACACAGCCGTTACAAGGGCGGCGGTGTTATAGGCAGGGAAGAACAGCACAGTTCCGGCAACCGCGATTGCGTCGGTCAGCGCGACGGTTCCGCCGCCATCCGTATAGGCGCTCGACAGCGTCGTTTTAACCGCATACTGATCGTCTTCGAAGAACCAATACTGCGGCTGAGTTGCCGGCGTATCTTTCCGATACATCGACAACATGCGATACAAGAGCGCGGAGCCATTGTTAAGGTTGGTGAACATGGGGTCAACTTCGTTGATGCGAAGCAGGTCAGACCCTACGGTGCCGATTGCCGGAACCGCGATTCCAGTCAACTGACTGGTTAAGCTGTTGGGTAAATAAGCCATATATTATCCTTTCTGGAGTTCTTTGTGAGCCTGCACCATATCGCGCAGGCTTCCTGTTTTCAAGAGAGCCGGGTGCAATCGTTTGGTTGGCTCGATTGGTTTTCTTTCTGAAGAGAATCCAGAGCCGCTGAGTCGCTGCGACGGGATCACCCCCGGCTTGCGCTTTCCGAGAGCAAGCTGAATCTGTTCCTGCACAGACAGTTTCTTCTCAGGTACTGGTCGCCTGAAGGTTTCCTGCATTTTTTTGGAGCCAAGGACTTCGTCCATGAAAGCCGCACGGCCTTCTTCGGTGGACAAAACTGTCTTCCGAACGTCTTCGGGAAGCCTTCCGGCCTCACTTTCCAGCTTGTTCCACTCGTCGTCGGTCAGCGCCTTTTCACGGGCGTCGTTCTCCTGCCTCCACTGCTCTTCGGTTTTTCCGGAGGGCGGTGCATCATCAGGTTTTTTCTCAAATTGTTTTCCGGGTTCCATATTTTTTTTCTCAAGCTCAAGGAGCTTGCCTCTTAACGCATCAATCTCTTTTCTCGAATCACCGATTGCCCCGCCCTGTTTTGCCTTGATTTCCTCAAGGTCGCGAATCTGTTTGCGAAGAGCTTCTTCTGCCGCCCGCTGTTCGTTCACCGCAGCCTCTTTCGCCTCAGCCGCAATCTTTGCGTTATACTCCTCGATCGTCTCAACACCATTCGTCTTAAGCATTTCTTCCAGTGTCATCGCCATTCCCCTTGTTATGTCTCACAGAATCCGATCCGCCCGGAAGGAGACTGTGACGCTGTTTTTATTTCGTCGCTCAACAGCTTAATCTCTCTGTCGAGTTTTTCAACAACTTTATTGCATGTTTCTTCTGTAAGTTCGGAGATCAGCTCGTGACAGATTCTGCGCCCTTCTTGGCAGCGGGCGATGGTATCCCTGTCATCTGGCGAGCACCGATCATATTTGTCAACATAATCGGCAAGCTTCGCTTCAAGCCGCGCTTTCACGCCGGCCATAATGTGAGCCGTTTGCGGAGAAAGAATGGCGGCCCGCGCATCTCTCCAAAACTGTCTCTTCACAACAAGCGCATCGAGCGCTGCCTGTAGTTCTTTCGTTGTCATCCTATACGCCTCCCGCCTGTGACGCACCGCCCATCATTGCCTGTTCTCCTTGAGTTTGTCCCGCCTTCTGCTTCGCCGCCTCCTGATCTTGCGCGCTCTGAAGCATCTGCTGCTGAGCCTGCATTACATCTGGAGATGCCCGAAGCCTTCTTGCAAGCTCTCTGTCTCCGATGATCCACTCGTCTGCCGCCTGCCAGTCAAATCTCGGATTGCCCTTAATGACTCCTGCATATATCTGCAAATCCAAAGCCCTGTCGGCTGGCGTCTTGCGGAACTTATCATCCAGAACGATGTTTACATCAAAGGCATTTCGAAGCTCATTCGCCGTAATCGTCTTCTCAACAAAGCTTTCTTTCGTATCATCGCGAGCAATGTACGTGTCATTCTGTCCAATAACTTGAGCGAGGATCAGTGTGTGTTCAACAACGGTCCTCAGCCATCCGGTTTCAAGAACCGCGCAGGCAAGCTTTGATCTGGCCTGCGTTGTCTGGAGAAACGACTCGAATGCTCCGCCGCCACCGCGAACAACCCCGGCTGTTCCCTGCCCCTGAAACTGTCTCGGCTGGCCGTTCGCTACAGCAAACTGCGTCTCCAGATTGTCGCCGATGTTCATTATTCCGTTCGGGAACGGCGGCGGATTCACAAAGCTGATTGCATCGCCAACCTTTCCATACGCCTCAATTCTTCCATGCGGCTCAAGCCCGACGTTTGCGTCCTGAACCATCATTCTGTTCACGATGGTTGTCGGATGGAGCGTATACGAAAGCAGGTCCATGATGGCGTTATTGAAAACAATTGCCGCGTCTGCCGCATCTCTGGATGCCTCAACGTCTCCGACAGGATACCAGTTCCCGCCATCTGGAACAGGAGACGCCTTGATGATAGGGCAGCGAAGCGTTTGGATGTCATCCTTTATGTGATAGATAATCGTTCCATCCGGGGCCATCCAGATATGCTCGTTCTTGAAGTAGCACTTCAAAACCGGAATGATCACCGGCGTTTTTTCAGACACAGCAATTCTGGAAATCTGGTTCATCGCCTGCACGTTGCGAAGGATGTTGTTACTTCCCGTAAACTCTTCAAGAACCCACGCAACGGGATAGTAGCTGAGGTCCATCCGGTTCTTGCGGACGTAATCGATTATTGCGTCCGGATTCCCCTTCAGCAAACCCTCTCCCTTTTCCTTGTCCATGTCGAACATCTGCCTGAAAACGTCTTCCCGAATCGGAACGAGATGAAACACGCCAGACACATCTTCGGGGCAATCTCCGTCTGGAGTCGGGATGACGCACCGCCAATTAACGTAGTTGTATTTAAGAACTTCTTTCGGCGCACCAAGCTCCATCGAAACAACCTTTTCCGTCTGGCCTCCGCTGAAAACACGGTTCACGACCCGCTCCGGAGAGGTGACAATCTCTGTCTCAACAATGCCGTAGCCGACGTTAAACTTAAGCGCGTCCTTCAGTGTAAGAAGACCGTTGCGCTTCACGTCCATCTTCATAACGATCAGATCTTCAAGATATTCCTCAACCGGCCTGACAGCCGAATACGGCATCGGCTTTCTTGGGGACAGCGAGAGCATTCCGCTTGACGGGAACATGTAGTTCATCACGTTCGGAAGAGCCTGCTCAACAGCGGTTCGAACGAACGGAATATAAATCTGTGAGTAGGTTGACCATGTATCCGGAAGCCTGCACTCGAACGCCTCCTGCATTTTTTCAAGCCGGCGAAGAGCCGGAAGAGCGGCAGAGTATGATTCTTTAAACACGGCGCGAATGTATTCGCCAAGCTTTTTATCTTCTTCCGAAAGGTCTGCCATAGTTTCTCCCCATTAAATCAAATCCGCCAATCTTGCTGCACAGCAGCGGCCTCGTTTCAGCACGAGGTAACGCTCTACTCTCAAAAGTGTCAACCTTTTTCTTCTTCCGCATAAAGCCAACAGATGTCTTTAGCATTTCTCGCGAATGAATATACGCATACAGCCCGATTGCATACGCAATCAGAGAGTCATTGCATCCTCTCTTCTCATGATCCGGCCTTCCGTTCTTTCCGACAACGGTTCCGGCAATCTCCTTCAGCACATGAATCGAGCGGATTCCAAAACTCTTTTCATCAATCCTGTCCTTTATCATCGATCCGATTATGTCGAACAGCATGATGCGCGTCTTCGATGTCGTGAAAAACCCGACGCCCTCCCTCATCTTTCTGGTTCGGTCGTTGATGACGCTCATTGTATAAATGAACGGGTAGTCCCTGATTTCGGCGAGAAACGTCCCGGAAGACTTCCCGTTTGCTTCCGGTATAATCATCGAGTAATTCCAGTATGCCGCCCCATACAGGCACAGTCTGGCAAACTCATCTGTTGGGATTTTCGTTCTCATCGAGGCGACGTGTACAGGCCACGCGTCCCGCTCTCCATCCTTCGGGAACCTGAAGATATGCGCAGCGTTTGCGTCCGTTCGATCCTCTCCGCTTGAAGACCCCTCAGCCGTATCTACAGACATGAAATAAACACATCCGTCAGAGCGCTCTTCATGCACTTCCCAGACATCTTCGTCTCCGTCGTCTCCTTCAAGCGCCTCCATCTCCTGAACAAGAAGCTCTCCGACTGTATCCCATGGCTTTGACGGAACAATTCTCAGATACTCCGGGGCCGCCCGGTATCCGTATACTGCCTTTGTAATATCCTCAAGGAGCCCTTCATAGTACGGCCTGCCGGCCTGACCAGTATGCAGCCCCCAGATGCGGGCCCCGATCTCCCATTTCGGCATGTACTTCTTCGAATACTCAATCGCTTTTCTGTCCTGATACGGACAGTCGTACTGCGAGCAGTGATAAACAGGAACTCCCTTCTTAAACAATCCGCCATACGTCCAGCTCAATCCCTTATACGGGGTCGTAATAAGCCGAACCATTCCGCACCGGACAAGCGCAACCGACATAAACTTCTGATCCGGAGGCTCTTCGTCAAATGTAATCTTATGCAGGTGTTCGTATTCCTGCGTCTTTCCGGAACCCTCAAGACGGTCGGCCTTCTGCTCATACGTCTTCAGGTTAAGCTTTGCATTCCTGACCAAATGAATAATGTATTCCCTGTTGTCGAATCCTCCGATTGCCTTCGTCTTGTCAATCAGCGACTCAGGGATCATGTGTTTCATGGCCGGCCACCATGTTTCGTCACGTATCTGCTTCGATGTGACAATCCATATCTTCGATCCATGCGGGGCTATTTTTTTCTTAGGGTAAATTCCAGCTCCTGCAACATACCCGCAATCCCACGTTCCGTCAGGCTCCCGCCATTCCCTCCCAAGAAACTCGCCCGTTACCTGATCGTATCTTCCAAATCGCCTTACGTTGTTCTTCGAAACCTCTCGGCGAAAGCTGGTCTTCTCGCCCTTCGGGACACGCATCGAATACGGAATCTCTCCGGTCAGCATGATGATGTCGTCTACGATTTCCCCATAGGTTTTGCCAGTCTGATTCCCGGCAAATGTTGCCGCAAGCGGAGAGTCATCGAAAAGAAATCCGGTCTGAAACAAATGCGGCGCCTTCCCAATAATCGATACAACATCAGGGTCCGTCAGGCTGACCCCGTCCTCTTTCGCAATCTCGTACAACTCTTCGTCACGCTCTTCAACATCCCATGGCTCAAACAGATAAAACGGATGTATCTTCGCAGATGCGTCCGTGAGCGTATCCATAAACCTGAGTATCTTGCTGCTCATTTCTTTCGCCTGCCGCTCCGGGGCTGAGGAACCTTCTTCACTTCTTCGATTATCTCATCGTACAACTCCTTCGGAATCTTCTGCTCAATGATTCTCACAAACGATGCAATCCAGCTCATCACCTGCTCAACAGGTACATACCGGTCGTCTGTTATCTGAAACTCCAGCTTCGCAAGCGTGGCATACGTCGCAGTCAGTTTCGTCAGTATCGCAATCTTGTATCCGTCACTCGCCGGCTGAGGCCCATTCTTCGTGCTCTCAGTAAATGAACTGTTCGGGTCGCTCATCTCTTTAATCAAACGCTGTATCTGCGTCTGTATAACAATCGCCTCTTCCCTCGCGCTAAGCACCGTCTCGCACTCATCCGCTTTCCGCTGAATCTCTTCAGCATACTCACTGTTGTCAATATACCGGTATGGCTTGTCGGGATACCCCTGCTGTATCGCATTGGCCATGTTGGTCGCAACCTCCTGATTTACTCGCTTCGGGTGCCTGCGCTCGTGAATGTAACAGTACCCAACCCCAACGTGCGGGGTCCCGGTTCCAGCACTCTTGTCACATCGGCATTCGTTGCACACATGCCCAGCGTCCGTGTGCGGAGCACCCAGCTTAACAGCCTTTCTCCAACTCCGATGCGGACACTTCGGCAACTTGTGCGTAGACGGAAGCCCAAGCGCTGCCAACGCTTTCCGCTTTCTCGCCTTCCTGTCAACCTGCGTCTCATTCAGCTCTCCTAATTCCTTCGCTCCCATAACTCTACCTGCCTCTCCGGTACGTACTTCACCCCGGTCCCTGTCCGAAATAGCACATACCCATTCTTCCGCCCTATCTCTTCCAACCATACCCAACTCGGAGTCTCACTGCGCCGAGGCCGGCTCCCCTTGCCCGCCCTCCCTGTAGGTATCGCATCCATCCCGGCTTTCGCTCTTGTCCCATTAACCATTTCTCTTATCATACAAAACCCCACTATAAGGTCCGTGTCTGGCGGCCATCCGCACCACGGCGTGCGTAGGAAGCTCCGGTGGCCACTATGCCTAGTCCCAGTTCCGGCGGGCTGCAAATACTCTCTTCGCTTCTCATACCCATCCCTTATACCCCTTCATCAAATCCATTCAAGAGATTTCTCTACACACATCAACACACCTCTACACACAGGACGTTGTTTGCTTTTGCACCCCCCCCCCCAATCTCTACCGCCTGTACCACAACGCTTAACCTCACCCATACCCCCAGTTTAAAAATACACCATGTAAGGGGCGGGGGCTGCCCTCTTGTACCTTTCCCGCTACACGGAACACCCGCAAACACCCTTGGGGCGTCCCTCCCGGTATCCTGCCGTCCTTCGTTTGTTACCTCGCGGCGCGGCGGGGTAACCAAGGCGAAAGGAGGAACCCGCCGAAGCATCCGGAACGGCTAAGGCTGACTGGCAGATTGTTTCGCGGCTACTTGTGGTAAACGCATAGGGCAAACACTTACCAAAGCAGGCGGCGGCAAGCGAGTCAGACAGGAATACATGAGTTTCCCGATAGCCTTTTGGGTGTATCTTCGCAGGCCGCCGGAAACCCGCTAATGCGCCACACTAATGCATAGCTTAGATGCATACCCTCCTGTTTTCCGCGCCTTTCTGGAGCCAAGTTAGACGCCTTCCCGCTTACGTCGCATAATATTTTTTCGCTGAATACCAACGGTTTACAACTGCAAACGCGATTTTTTAGGGAGAATCCCCCCCCTTCTCGCTCATGTATGGACCTTACCGGACGGAGACCGTTGGGTGACTGGGAACAAAACCGAAAACGGAACTGTGTGGGTGTTATTGCTCTATGGGGGCTTCTCGCATCAAATCGCTTTTGTCGTGACTCGCATCTTTGGCCCGCGGTCTATGAGTTATAGACCAAACAAATGCTGTAAATACATATTGACATTATGCTAAATAGTGATATAGTGCCTTCGTTTTCAATGATCTTTTCCATCTGAATATCTAGGGCGGTCTTTTAAAGGAGTATCCATGAAAAAGACTGCAAACGAACACAAAAACGTAGCAAAAGAGGCGACAATCGCCTCTATGATGAACACGCTCAAAGAGGCCGTGTCTGGCTTGGCGCTTGTTGCCAAACTTGACGGAGCATCCGAGGCAGTCGCGAAAGCGAAAAAAGAGGCAAAGGACGCTGTCGCGCGGTCAACAAAAACGCTTGTGATGGAAGCCAAGGCGTTGAAGTTGTCGCGCAATGCCCTTTCAAAATACCTTGAAGAGGTGAAGCCGGCGTTTATCGACGCTTACGGGGAAATCGGCGCGCTTAAAGTGAAGAACGGGAAAACATCCATCGCCAATGCAGCATGGTCCAACAAAAAAGCCTATCTGCTGGCAAAGGTGTTTCCGGTCAAAGCTGAAAAGGTGCAAGGCGGAAAGGGTGACGGAAGCGCCCTTTCAGAAGAAGAAAAAACCAACACGGGGAACCCTGTTGAAGGGTTCGAAACCGTTTTCGCGAAACTGTGGGAACGGTATGTTGGAAAAATTGACAAGGCAACCGCTTTGTCAATCGTAAACAAAGTGATGAGTAAATAAAAAAAACATGACTGCCCTAGATATTCAATCCCCGTAAGCACTAACGCTTGCGGGGATTTTTTTTTGCTTATTCGCATTTAAAGACAACCGGCGGCCTTTAACCGCCTTTTACAGAAACATGCAAATAAAATATGCTTTAGCGCGCTTGACAAGAATATGCGTTTATGATACGCTATTTGCATACAGTTGAACAAGGCTTGTTCTTTTGTTGTGTTCTTTCTCATATTGCAAAGTGCTGACAGGGCGCGCCCGGTCTATAATTTATAGACCTACCTCGCTCCAAGGCATGAGGGAGCGGGCCATTATATAGAAATGTTCTCGCAACCTTGCATATACGGTGCGCGTTACAAGCGCAGACGGCAGAAGGGTAAAAATACTGCCGGCACGAAAAAAACCCTGTCAGGATGCTGACTGTTTACATACGCCATGCACTTACTCCGTAACCTTAGATGTTATCGGCAACAAATTACGCAAGAGCGGTATAGCAGTTGATGCCCCCTTGAGTCTGAAAGAACGGCTAAGGAAAACGGCAGATTGATGCTTGTGCGGTGACGCGCATGTATCGCCCGCATGGATGCTTAAATGGCTGGCGGCGGGAAGCTATAAAACACTTACTGTAAACGGTTTGCAGTAAACGGTTCCAAGTCCGTGAAAAGTTGAGGATGGCGACTGGTCTATAAATCACAGACCAGAAAGGAGCTGAAATGAAAATATCAGAGCTAACCGAAGCGCAGCTTGAGAAAATTGCAGAATCAAATCCGTTATGGCTGGCCGATAACAGACCAGAGTGGATGGATTATAACAGGCCAGCGTGGATGGCTGATAA